CGTCAATCATCAGGGTGGCGAAATAGCCCCTGAATGAAATCTGGCGTCCCAACACTTCTGGCTTGTCGATGGCGATGATGCCGCGCTGGTTTTCGTAAATTTCGAATCCAGCGAACTGACCGGCCGCGCAACCGACGATGGCGGTTTTGGCGGTGAAGTTTTTGTCGACGACCATCGTCAGGCCCAGCGGGTTGCCGTTCCACGTCGCGGCGTTTTGCTGACCGGCAGCGTTGAACGGTCCGACGGTCGGGAACAGTGGGCGGTTGCTGCCGTCGACAAGTCCGCCCAGTTTGGCCCACATTTCTGGGTCAACGAACAGGTGCGTCGGCAGCACGTTGGTGTTCGCCGCGATGAGCTGCGCCGCTGCGTAAATCTCAGAAAGAATTGACGCGGCCGTACCTGCCCAGGTTCCCTGGTCGGTGGAATTGCTGCGCAACTGGTCGGCTGCATAGTTGTCGGTCGCGTCGGCGTACTGGCCGGCCATGTCCTGCAGCAAAATGTTGACGCTGTTCGGGTCGGTCCAGTCAATCGACTGTTCGGACACAAGTGCAGTGCCGCCAAACGTCAAGCGCGTCACCTGGTTGTCGGTGACGACCATCGTCGTCGACGAAAGACCCGACAATTCCGACGACTGTTGCGCAACGCTGGTGTGCGTCGTGATTTCTGGCCTGATGAACACTTTGCCACTGCCCAACGGCATCGCGCGTGCGCCGATGGCGGTGACGACAGGGCGCAGGTAGTTGATGTTCGTGTAGACAGGTCCCACGACCGGAATGGGCAGCAAGCCCAACTGGTCGCCAGTTGTCTGGTCGCCGGCTGCGGCTTCTAGCGGGTTGTGATATGCCTGGTGTTCGGCAATCATGCGATTTACTGCAGCGAACTGTTCGCCGCCGCGCACGAATGCAGAAATCCATTCGCTTGCGCTGGGCAGACGTCCAGGCACGCGCTTCGCTTCAGCCCAGATAGGGGCTTTCGGTGCTTCGGCCGGCTTTTCGGTTGCGGTGACTTCGGTGTTCATGGCTGTTGTCTCGCTTTCGTTTGATTCGACTTTAGCAGCAGCGATGCTGTCAATGGTGGCATTCGGGAACGCGGGTTCGGCGACGATGGATAGTTCGCGCCAGGTGGCTTTGCTGACGACCAGGACGCCTTTGTCGTCGTATTGTGCGTCTACAGGGTCGACGCCGACGCTGACTGCGTCTAGTGCGCCGTCTTTGATGAGTTCGATGACGTCGTCGCCGGCTTTAGTTGCGCTGATTCGGGCCGTGTAGCGCATTCCGTCTGCGGTTTCTTCGCGTGCGGTGACGATGCCGACGATGCGGTTGGCGTCGTGCGATTCCAGCAGGCGGGGGGCTTTGCCTTCGGTGGGCAGGCTGCCTGGCAGAAATTTGACGCGTTCGCCGCCGCTGACGGTTGCTTCAACGTTGTATGGCACTGCGACGCCGCTGATGGTGCGCGGTGCGGCCGCCTTTTTTGTTTCGTCTTCTTCGTCCATGCCGTAGCCGGCTTGCAGCTGCACTTTGCCTGCGGTCAAAATAATCATGTGCCCAGCGTAGGCGTTCGCGGTTGTCGGTTTGGTGGATTCCATGTCGTCGTCGTCTTCGGTGATTTCGCCGCCTGGTTCGATGCCTTCGTCAATTGACACGGCGACCATTTGGTCAACGGCGTCCTGTTTTTCTAAATGGCAGCCGACGATTTCGCCGGTGTCGGTGATGACTGCCCAGCCGGCGCAGTCTTCCATTTCGTCGGTGACGTAATAGGGCATATCAGTCCGCTATCGGTTGCCCAGGTGACACGGACGTACCCGACCCCGCAGGCGCGGGCAGTGCGCCCGCAGGGCCAGATATGTCGTTTTCCATTAGGTAGGAATCGACATCTAGTTTTATGTAGCGGCCGCGCGGCGTCACACTGTTCAGCGACAACGTTTGTTCAATGCAGTCGATGTAGGGTTTTGCGCCGAACAGGTACAAGTCCTGGCGTGCCTGTTGCGCGTTTTGGTATGTCATGCCGCTGCCGGTCGGTGCGCCGACCAGGTACGGCGGAATGTTGGCGATGCGCGCCAGTTCTAAGGCCTGATAGGTGCGTGCGCTGACTAGTTCCAATTTGCTGGGGTCGATGTTTGATTCGCGCCATTCGACGTATTCGTTCAACGCTGCGACGCTCGATGTTTGTCGTGCTTCGGACCATGCAGCTGCCAGGTCGGCCAGTTCCTGACCGGACATAGGTTCGCCGGATGTTTGTTTCAAGTATCCGGCCGGTACTTCCATCGTGGCGAATCGTTCGGCTGCCATGTCCAGGCGTGACGCTGTGTTGATGGCGCGTTGACCTGTGAACAGCAGCCCAGGAATAGGCGACAGGAATTGCACGACGTCGTCGGTTTTTAGTTGAATGCCCTGAAAATAAATTTGCGATGACGGCCCCCACCATTGTGGGCCTGCCTGGTCCCATGTCGTGACGTCGGCTGCAGGTATCCAGGTAAAACCTGTCGGGAATCCTGCGGCGTTGCGCGCGGTGACGACCCAGAATGCGCGACCGTAAAAAATCAGGTCGTCGGCCGTGAATGACATGATGAAATTACGCGTCACGTTCGGGTCGGGATTCTGGAACCAGGTGTCTGGCGGTAGGTCGACGTATTCGTATTCGTCGCCGTTCCACACGCGGCCGTACTGTTCAATTTCTAAGCAGCCAATCATTCCGCAGATTAGGTCGCGTGCGCGGCTGATGGTCGGGTTGCGTAGCGCAATAGTGCGGTCCGTGCCGGTCGTGTAGTTGATAAAGTTGCCGACCAGCGGGTTGCCGGCTGCGCCTGCGGCGGCTTTGACGACAGCGTCGTCGTGTTTGTCGGCGCGGCTGAATAATCCCATGACTTAGATATTAGGCGACGCGTTGTTGTCTTGCGATGCCAATGACCGGCCGTTTGACGTTCGGTGCGGGACGCGACCCGATGCCGGCCGCCCACACTAGGCAGCGTGCCAGTTCTATCGGCCCTGGCGATTTCGTCGATGACAGCGCAATTGCGCCTGTCGTGCGTACGGCAACAGCACGGCCGACGTGTTCGGCCAACATCGTTTCGCCGGTGTGCCACAGTCTGCGTTCCTGCAGCATTTGTTTGACGACTGCCGTGTATCGGCATATTTCCTGATAGCCGACGATAATGCGGCGGCGTTGCAGCTGCGTCGGGCATGACACGTCAAGCGTCGGCGTGATGGCCAGGACGACGCCAGGGTTGGCGTCTATTTGTTTTTGTACGGCGTCCCAACAGGCGGCGATGCTGTCGACCATGAATCCGATGGTGGCTGTTAGTTGACCGTCGCTGTTGACGTTGACGCGTACGCCGCAGTAGCGGCCGTCGTCCATGCTGACTTCGACAGCCAGGACGCCGCCAGGTTGCGGCGGTGATTTGGCGCGCAATTCCTGGAACAGTCCAGGTTGCAGCCAGGACGAATCGGTCTGCGTCCACAGGTTGACTGATGACCGTAGGAATGCTGCGCGGTTGGGTGCGTGCGATTCGGCTTCCAGGGCTTCCATGCGGATGGTGTGGCCCAGTGCGGGGTTGGCGTATGCCCAGGCTTCGGGGGTTAGCGGGTCCAGTTCCGGCGGCGGGGACCATTCCGCCAGGTAAATGCCGACGTGTTCGCCGGTGTCGATGCCGCGTAGTGCGGCTTCGCGCCATCGCAGCATTGCGACTGATTCTTCAGTGCCGGCCGTCGAATAGAACATTGCTAGCGGGTTGTCTACTGCGCGTTGTGTGGGCATGAATCCGATGTCCAGCGTGTCAGTGTCAACGCCCCAAAGTTCGTCGCCAATCAGGACGTCGACGCCGCTAAGTCCGTGTGGGGCTGCCGGCCGTGCGGCTTTGACGACCCAGCGCGCATTCGCTAGGCGTACTTCGGTGCGGCCGTACGACCAGGTAGGTGTCGCCCCAAATTTTTTTTCAAGCACAGGGGCCAGGTCCTGGAACATTGCGACAGCCATGTCTAGGCGATGCGCGAACGTCACAATTTTGAACGGCTTTTTTTGCTGTTTCGCGTAGTCGGTCATCAGCCACCCAATTGACGCAGCAATGCAGACTGACTTGCCCTGTTGACGCGCGGTTGATATCAGCGTCGTGCGGTTGCAGTAGCGGCCGTCGCGTCGATACGCGAACTGTTGCGCCAAAACGTGACGCTGCCAGGGCATCATTTCCACGTCCAGATGTTCGCGCGCCCATTCCACAATTGACGGCCCATGCGACCCGACCGAATCCGTCACGTTCGTTTCTAATCGCGGCAAGTCATGACGGTTGTGGCCGGAATCCTTCGTCTTCTTCGGCGAGACAGACCGACATGGGCGTCGGGGGCGACCCCCCCTGTCATCCAAACGACCTGTCGCAGCCTTGCTGGGCTTCGGCTTGCCCTGGGCCTTGCCGGTGGGCTGTCCTGGGCGGCGTGCGCGGCGTGCCTGGCGTTTGGCGTTGCCGTATCGTGCGCCCCTGCGTCCGTTGCATTGTGCGCAACTAGGGACCAGGTTGTCGGCTGTGTCGGTTCCGCCTTTGTCGTGTTCGATGAGATGGTCGGCTTGTGTCGCGGTGCGTTTTTTGCACCAATGGCACAGTGGCTTGTCGCGTAATAGTTCGGCGCGTAGTCGTCTGTAGGTGGGGTCGCTGGTGCGTTTAGGCACTGCCGCCTTCGCTTCGCTCAGTTGGCCTGACGCCTTCGCTGCGCTCAGTTGTCCGTAGTCGGTGTGCGCAGGCCGCGCAGTATGTGCGGCCGTCCATGATTTCATCGCCGAACTTTTCTGATAGGTCTGTTTCGCCGCACGTCGTACAGTCGCCGATGTAAGTGACTGGCTGGTAAGTAATTTTAATTTTCATGTTGCCCCTGTCAGGTTAGTTGGCGGTCGTGTCCCTGGGCCCGCGCCGACCGTTGATTCAGCACGGTTCACACTGACGCTGCACCTGTCTGCGCGCAGCGTTTGCCCAGGCTGTCTGACGGCCGAAGTAACGATGATTAATCGCCCAGGATTTGCACCTACACACGGTCGCGCGGCCGTGACGCCCCCATGCGATGGGGTCACTTCAGTTGTCTAGCGGTTTGTCAGGCAGTGCAGTCAGCGCGTCGATGACGGCCGATGCTTCGGCCTTCGTCAGTTCCTTCGCGCTAGTGATGTCCCTGCCCACAATGTCCGCACAGAATACACGCAGGTCTTCTTTGATTGTCAAGCCTTTGCGTTTTGCTGTGGCTGCAAGCATTTTCATTTGTGGCTGTGTCGCCGGCGCGGCTGCACTGGCGGCTTTGCGTTCAGCCTGTTCGCGCGCGACGATGGCCTGTATCTGTTGGTCGTGTGTCGGTTCATCCCAGGGGTCTGGGCCGCCGACCGGCGGCACTGGCGTCTTCGACTTCGGCACAAAATTGCGCGGCGGTCCTGCGCGGTGGAACACTTCGTCGGCCGATGCGGTCTTTGCGAATGCGCCAGGCATCATGATGGCGCACAACCGGCCAAGCGCGGATGTCGCTGCGTTCATTTGTTCGCTGTCGCGTGTATACGGCGTAGTACCAGGGAACGGCTCCCAGCAATGTGCGACGGCCGGCAACGTGTCGTCAGGTGTGCGCCATGCGGTGACTTTGACTTCAATGTATGTTTTGTCGCCGATGGTAATGATGCGCGGCGCGTCTTCTTTGATGCGTACGTCGGGGAATCTTTCGGCCAACATTTTCAGTCGTGCTGGTACGTCGACGTAGTCTTTTAGGTCCCAACTCATTGCTGCCCTTTCATTAGTTGCGGTATCGGCATCGTATGTATCGGGTGTAGCGCGGTTTGTGGCGTCATGTAACAGGAGGCCGGCAGCGGTTGGCCGTTTGGTCCGATGGTCCGCCAGTGTTCTGCGATGTTGCATTCGTGCAGCCATGCCCAGCCCCTGATTGTGCATCTGACCAGGTCGTAGTTGACGCGTTGCACTGTGACCAGGACGTAGGGGGCGGGTTTGTCGGATTTGTGTGTCAGAAGGTGGCCGCGTGCGTATGTTGTGCCGCGTACTTGTACGCCGTAGACGTCAATGTCATCTGGGAATTCGTCGCGGCGCATGACTTTTAGCGGGTTGCTGACGCAGTAGTAATCGGCGACGGCTTGCATGGTGAAATTGGCAATGGTGTGTATGCGCAAGTAGTCCTGTTTCAGCACTGTTTTAGGTGTGGGCGGTACTAGCGCGCATTGTTGGCGCGCGATGTTGCGCAGTTCGTCTAATACAGGTTGTCGCAGCGTGATGACTGGTTGCGTCATTTGTCGCGCAGCATTGCTTCCAGCGTCGCGCGGTCGGCTTTGATTTCTTCGATGACTGTTTTCTGCCAGTAGATGTACGACAGTGCGCGCATGATGATTTTGGCTTTGTGGTGGTTGTGTTCGTGTTCCAACAGGTCCGACAGGTCGAATACCAGTTGGTCAAAATCTGCCCAAATTGGTGTCATGTCATTTGTGTCCGAATACGGCGACGATTGCCAGGGCCATGCACAGGCCGAAGATGACCCAAACGTCTAGGAATGTCATGGCAGTGCGTGCCAATGCTGCCAGCCTGGCGTCGAGCCGGCCCAGCCTTCCCAGATTGCTAGGGCGGCTTGCAGGTTAGTAATGGGGTGTCGTAGGGCGTCGCAGTTGCCGAAACCGTAATGCTGTGTCCAGCCGATGGGCCAGTTGCGGTTTGGTGTCGCCCACGTCGGGCAATGCAATTGCATCAGGCCGACGCTGTCCCCATTGTCGCCCACAGCCTGGGGATTACAGC